TTAGCTGCCAAGACGGCTGGTACGGGTTTTCACCGCTGCCGGTGGCGGCGTGGTGGCCTCCACCGGCCGGGCCACAATTCCGGTAATACTCTCCATCGATTTAAAGGTACAACTGCAGTTCAGATTCTGGCACTGGTGATAGCGTTCCTTGGTCTCACTGCTGAGGATCCGGCTGGAACGGGCATGGCTGTTATGCTGGCAAATCGGGCAAGGCATCATGGCTGACCTCCACTGGTCATCAGTTAAACTCACACATTGTGAATAAAACTAATTATATTCACTTTAAGTGAATCATCAAGTGGTTTTTTCACTTCCCGTGACATTATTCGGTTTAACGTCAATGTCCCAGGTTTCACCACCCACCGATTTTTCCAGGTTCACCGTTGTACGAAATCCATTATTATCAATCACATGATTCACTTTGATTATTGTCCACTGTTGGGCATCAATCATCGTTTTGAACCCGCTCAACCGTATCGGTGTTTCCGGTATCAACACTGGCATTCCCTGAGCAATCACAAAACTCATGCTCGCGGTCATCGCCTGGCGTTTCTTCCAGTCAGCCTTCGCGGCGTCCATCGCCTCTTCCTGGGTTTTAAATACCCCAGGTATCTGAGCATAACGTTCATAAAGCGGCTGCGGGATGTCCTGTCTGGCCGTGCCGGGAAAACGCTCGGGTTGGTTTTCAGGGATGACTCGGAACACTCTCACCGTGCCACTGCTGGCTTTATCGAGCTGCATCCATTTGGCCTTAACGCCACTAAAATGCATCTGTGATACCACCTGATAATCATGCTTATCACCGTCTTTACGTGTGAGCAGGAGTTGTGGGATCGCCTGCCCACTGACGGTTTTGTTCGCCCCCCGTACCAGCATCAACACTTTGTCCTTCTTGATCGTGACCGTTGCACCATATTTTGTTGCCATGGTGGTCAGAAACTGCGCGTCGGTAAGACCACTCTGATCTTCATGAACAATCTCAATTGAGGCCAGTTCACCAGCAACTTCTGCCCCAAGTTCATTGCGTTTCGCAATCTGCAATACCATGGCCCCCAGCGTGGTCTTATCGTATGAATGGTTTCCCTTTTCCATTAACGAATCACTCAGATTGGCGCTGCGCCCGACCAGCTTCAACTGATCGGGAGCACCGCTGTGATGCAACTCATCAATAACAAAATCCCCTTTGCAGAACAGTGGCCTGCCCTGCCAGCCGATATACACCCGCAGGATAGCGCCACGCTGCGGCATCATGAGCCTGCCATCACTGTCATCCAGTAACAGCGTCAGCGCGTCAGCTTCTAAACCGCGAGCATCATCAATGGTCATACTCAGCAGGCGTGGCCGCAGATTCTCAGTGATATCCAGATTATTGAGTTGAATCAGATAGTCAGGTGCCAACGGCGCACCGATATCCACCGGTAAACTGTTATTCATACGATGCTCCCTGCCAGGGTTGAGACCTGGGAACTCACATTGCCGTAAATTCGCTCCGCCTGCTGCTTGAGATCACCAAACATGGCACTTCTCGATTCATCGACTCGTTTCAGTTTTAGCGTAAAATTGATCTTCCGAGCCGTGCCGTTTTCCAGTAAGTCAGCATGCACACCGTTGATATTTTCAATGACAAACATGCCATAAAGAAATCCTTCACCATTGAGTAAAGGCCATGCCTGCCCCGCTTCTGCTATATCCATCAGCGCCGCCAACGCAGGAGCTCCCCCGGTGATTTCCGGGCGCAACTCGCCCTGCAACGTGATGTTTTCTTCGCCGACACCCAGAAACTGTTGTGCCGGGCGAGTACCAATACGGCTGCCCGCTGCCCAACGATACGCACTTTCCTGCGTCATCGTCTGAAATGGCAAAGTGCGACGTTTAAAAATAAACATACCGAGTATCATCATCATGGTTTATTGCCCCCAGAAGCTGCTGCGTTGGTTGATAGCAGCACGCGCCTGCGTTTGCTGCTGATGGTTGTCGATCATCGTGCGAACCTCCGCTTCCCCCATACCTGTAGGAACGTTGATCACATAGCTGCTGTTAAAGGTGTTCTGCTGGCTGTTGCTGGTGCTGGACGCTGTAACGGGTTGATAGCGGGCACCGCCAAAGGCGACAGGTGCGGGAGTATCCGGCGCAGCGAAGTCTGCGCCCCCCAGGGCGACCGAGGGACGCTGTGCTGACGGATCGTCACTCAGCGAGGTTTCTGCATCGGCCGCTTTTTTATCGGCTAACCCAAGCTTTTCCAGCAGCCAGGTGACTTTTCCACCGAGCGTACGTAAAATCGTCAGGGGCAAACTCAATCCATTTACCAAAGCCTCACCGACAAAACGCCCAAGATTCCCCAGCTGCTCCAGCTTCTGCGCCGTCATTTCAATCGGTGAGAAAAACGCCTTTATACTGTCAAAAGCACTATCAATCTGCTTACCTGCCTCATCAAAAATGACCGTTAACGGTTTAAATGCGTCGAATAGTGGCGTCAGCACAGCGCTGATCCCTTCAACCACCCCGCCAAAGAACGCGCTGAGCGGCTCCCAGTACTGGTAAATCAACGCAGCAGCGCCGACGATAGCGGCAATGGCTATACCGACAGGCAACGTGATCGCCCCCAGCGCCGCAGCGATCGCCCCACCAGCAAAAGTAAACACGCTACTCAGGATCCCAGCGCCCGCCATCAACAGATTCAGGCCACTGAGTACTGGCACCACCACGGAACCGATCCCGCCGAGTGCGGCAATCAGCAGCCCGCCCCCCGCCACCAGTTGGGTGATCCCGCCCGCCAGCGCGGGGTTGTCCTGGATCCATTGATCAACGCCGGTTAATAGCCCGGTGGCGGTCTGCGTCAGGGAACGCAGCGTACCGTCCAGTTGGGTAAACACTGTCAGGCTGATGCTGTCGATCGCCGCATTAAGCTGGCCGATATCCCCCGCGAGGTTATCGGCGGCGGGCATGGCGATGGCGGACGGCGGGCGGACATCAGACGATGTTGCCGCCTCCTTTGGCGGCGCGCCCGACCGTGCCGTCATCACCTGATAGCCCGGCTGCAGCAGCTTCGCCCCCTGGCGCGCCACGCCCATCGCCTGGCTGCTGACCGCACCGATTTTATCCACCACGCCCTGCCCGGTCTGAAAGCGCTGCTGCACCTTGCCTTGCCCGAGCTGAAAGCGCTGCTGTGCTTTATTAAGGTTATTTCTGACACGCTGCGGGCGCTCATGCGCCTCGGTCACGCGGATCACCTGCAGGCGTTCCCTGCTGGCGTCGAGTGCGGATTTACTGTTGCGCGTTGCTGCCCGGGTACGTTCGGCGCTGGCCCTCAGCGCCACGCGCTGCTGAAACATCGCAAGGCCGAGGGACTGGGTTTCCCCCGGCAGATCGTTTAAAAACAGGTTCGCCCGGATCACCGCTTTGCGCAGCCCATCCAGACCGAGGTTAATACTCATCACGACTCTCCACTCTGTGTACCGCTACGCACAATGGCCTTATGCCGCCAGTCGAGCAGTTCTGCCAGCGACATGGCGTTCATTTCCGACGGCGGCCAGTGAAAGATGGCGGCGATATCCGCCATCAGATCCTCTACCGTCAGGCCGTTGGGCCAGCGGACGTGTCCGGTTTCGCGGACAAAAAACCGATCACCCGTCCGCCCAGCTCAATCAGATCGACCGGGTCGAGATTGAGGCATTCCGATTTGGTCAGGTTCGGCAGCGTGATACGCGGCAGAACAGTGATCAACGCGTCGACGTCCGATCCGGCCAGATCGACCAGACGCGTACCGCGCAGCGTGCCGGCGTTGGGTTTAATCAGTTCCACGCTGTTAATCACGGTGTCGCCACGCACGATCGGCGTGACCAGCTGGAGGGTATTTTCTGCTTGTGACATAAGCGTTCCTTTACGGGTAAAGCGGGTCGGATATGCCCGACTCCTGCGGGGTGTGCAATAAGGGGCGGGTCTGCCCGCCCCCTGCGGTTACGTCATTACGGGACGGGTTACACCAGACCGATGTTTTTACGGTGCCCGGCCAGGCGGTCGACACCATTCACTATCTCGACCATGTTCACGGTGTCGATCTCGATCAGCGGTTTACCGTTCCAGGTCAGCTTGTAATAGGTGCATTTGGTGGTGATTTTGGTTTCACTCTCCTCACCCTGCTTACTTTCACCAAAATCGAACTGCTGATGCTTGCCGCGCAGTTCCACCTCCACTGCGATGGTCTCGTCGGTGTCGTCACGCTGGTAAGATCCCATAAAGCGCAACGGCACCGTGGCCCCGCCCCACTGGGTAAGGATGCGATCGTCGAGTCCGGCAAGGGTCCATTCAAGATCCAGCGCATCGTCTTCCAGACCGTTATCAATGTGCGCCACGCCGTTCATGCCGCCGCCGCGATAGGGATCCAGCTTGCGCGCCAGTTTCGGCAGCGTCAGCGA